GGGGGATTAGCTCAGCTGGCTAGAGCGTCTGCCTTGCACGCAGAAGGTCATCGGTTCGACTCCGATATCCTCCAACTGCATAAGTTATTCGTGATATATAGCTTATGGTAAAAGGGCAGAAATATCACATACTGTACAAAACAGTTTGTACAGTCACTGGAAACTTCTACATAGGAGTTCATTCAACCACAGATTTAGAAGACGGCTATCTGGGTTCAGGTATTCGTCTTTCAAATTCTGTAACAAAACATGGAAGAGAAAAACACACTAGAGAAATTCTTGAATTTTTTGAATCGAGAGAAGAATTAATGAAAAGAGAAAAGGAAGTTGTTAACGATGAACTTTTAAACGAAGAGAAATGCATGAATCTTAAGCCGGGAGGAGAAGGAGGTTTCAGAGACTCAACACACCAGATAAAGTGTTCATTTGCAGGTAATAAAGGATTGCAGAAAAAGATGATAGAAGACATCTCCTTTAGAAAGGAAATGTCAAATAAATTTTCTGAAAGATTGAAAAAAACTCACAAAGAAAAAAAGATTCCTTATGGAAATTGGAAAGGTAGAAAGCACACTGAAGAATCTAAACGTAAAATAGGAGAAACCAATTCTTTGAAACAAAGTGGTTCAAAAAATTCACAATATGGAACTTGTTGGATAAACAAATCCAGTGAAAATAAAAAGATTAACAAAGAACAATTACAAAAATATGTTTCAGAGGGTTGGAATCCGGGGAGAAAAATGATATGAAAAAGCCGAGAATGACATTTAACAAGGGAGCTATTCCTTTCGTTCTCAAGGCGTTTGATTGTGAGCTGGATGGAGAAGGCTACATAATCAACTCTTTGACGAAAGAAAAGGTTTTATCGTCAGAGGGAGTTGAGCTGACTAGAGATAATTTCGGTGGTATCGTAAAATCTTCAAAAACTGGAGAACCACTTTTCATAGAGAAGGGATTGTACAGTGCTATCATGATAGCTGAAAAGATGTACTGATGAGTGATAAATAGAAAAATAACACTCGGAAATGAAAACGAAACCGTTTTTAGATCATTCCAGCATCTATATCATGCTAGCAGTAGCAGCAGCTATATTTCTTTCTTACGGTATAGTAACGCTTGGGAACAATCAGGATGAAATGATTCGTAATCAAAAAGTTCTGATGAATAACCAGCAAATTTACATTCAGAATCAGAAAGATATTCATGAGATGTTGGATTCTATGATGACCGCTGATAGAGTAATTGAGAATAAAGTGGAAAAATGAGTGAACACCGATTGTTGGTGTTCACATCAATGGTCGGTTAGCTTAGTTGGTTTAAAGCGCTTGCCTTACAAGCAAGAGATCGTCGGTTCGACTCCGACACCGACTACAAAAAAATTTTTCAAAAAAGTTCAAAAATATTTTTTTATTTGAGAACTTTTGGTTAGTTTTACATATAAATAAATCACAATTCAAAATCTGAATATGCGAACAAACATTAACATACACAACGTATCGAACATATCCGTCATTAATGGGTATGAGGGCGGTAATGTGATTGAAAATGGCATATCAGATTCTGGAGGGTCTTATCATAAACGATAACACTAAAGTTTTTCAACGGAACTCCGGAATCTTTAAAAAGATTCCGGAGTTTTTTATTGTAGTATGGTGAAATTGGCAGACACACCCTCTTGTCTCGAGGGCGCAGATCAAGAAACAGAACGATCATAATCGGGTTGACCACTAAACGCTTAACTTATTCTGTGATCGTTTGAATCTCTGCATGGATGGTTCGAATCCTCCTACTACAGCATAACGTTCTTTGACATACGAATTTTATTTACAACTGAGATTGATAATAAAGGTCAGTGCTTAGCTCCTTAAAACAATCTCAAATGCAGGAGTCGTATAACGGCTATTATAGCAGACTTCCAATCTGCGGATGACGGTTCGATTCCGTTCTCCTGCTCAAAAACAACCAGATGCGGTTTTGAGGGTTACTTCAGCATTACAAGCTCGTGGTCGGTGGTTCGATTCCATCCTTCGGCTCCACTAAAAAAACATCAGCCGAGGTAGCTCAGTGGTAGAGCACGTAAAACACACCTTCAATGTTATTCTCTGGAAGTTTTCATGCTGCCGTCGACTAGTGGTTTAGGTCGCAAGACTTTCAATCTTGTGAGCCGAAAGGCTCTCGCGGGTTCGAATCCCGTCGGCAGTAACCGCATAAGTTATTCGCGATATATAGCTTATGGTAAAAGGGCAGAAATATCACATCCTATACAGGACAACTTGCACAGCCACCGGGAACTTCTATGTGGGAGTTCACAGCACAACGAACCTGGAAGACGGTTACTTGGGCTCTGGGAAGCGCTTGAGAAACTCGATCCGGAAGCACGGAAGAGAGAACCATGTTCGAGAGATTCTGGAGTTCTTCGAGACTAGGGAAGAACTTTTGAAAAGAGAGCGAGAAGTGGTCAATCAAGAACTTTTGGAAAACGAGAAGTGCATGAATCTCAAGCCTGGTGGAGAAGGAGGACATATTGACGAGATTCATTTGAAAAAGATGCACATTGGAGCTACACGTTGGCTCCATAAAAAATGGAAGGATGAAAATTATCTAGAGACTAGAAAGAAAAGAACTAGCGAAAACAATAAGATTTTACATGAACGTGGAATTTTAAGAGCACCGAACTGGACTGGCAAAAGACACAACAAAGAAACTAAACGTAAATTTTCTGAGAGTAGAAAAGGTAAAGGAAATGGAGAAAAAAATTCTCAGTACGGAAAGGTTTGGATTTTTAATGAATCGCTAAAGAAAAATCTATCTATTTCAACAGATGTGCTAGAGATCTATCTAAATGAAGGATGGAAAAGAGGAAGAAAAATGAAATTTTAACGCCCTATCGTCTAACTGGTTCAGGACGCCAGCCTTTCACGTTGGAAATGCGGGTTCGATCCCCGCTGGGGCGACAAACTTTCAGAGTAATTAACTGAAAGCTGAACGGTTCGAAACGTTCGATTGTTCATAGTGTAATGGGCACAGCAAGATAAAGTATGAGAACGGTCAGTACCCGTTGAAGAAATTGAAAGCAGGTTTGGAGTTCGATTCTCCATTGAGCAGCTAAACATTCTGGTGTAGCTCAGAGGTAGAGCAGCTGACTGTTAATCAGCAGGTCGAGATATCGTAATTCTCCACCAGAGCCCCGAGATCAAAGCTCTTCCATTCGGGAAAAAGAGCCGCGGCCGTTAAGCGCCGGCGGTTCCGTAATCGTGGTAATCGGAATTGATCAGAGTTGGGTTCGTCTAGCGGCTTAGGACGCCTCATGAAAAAATGAGGAAACGTGGGTTCGAATCTCCACACCCAATACAATTTGGATCGGTAGTACTAATTGGTAAAACGGCTGGCTGTTAACCAGCGAGATGAGAGTTCGAATCTCTCCTGGTCCGCAAATCTGGATGATTGGAATTCAAAGAGAATTACTACACCAGCAGTGATATCGGCTGGAAAGGAGAACAGTAGCAAAAGAATTTTAGTCGCTTAGATGTCAAGTACAGATTATGAGTCGGTATGCAAGAGGTTAAAGCAGGCAGTCTGTAAAACTGTTCCCATTCGGGTTCGTGGGTTCGAATCCCACCTGGCTCACATTTCGGAGTGCTGCAGAGATGGTGATCTGCACCCGACTGTAAATCGGGAGCTCACGGGCTTTGGGGGTTCGAATCCCTCCACTCCGACTCATGATGGCCGATGAAAATGATCTGCCCGCCAGCGGATCAGAAGTAATCGATTCATACGGAAGAAAGGAGAATCTTGGCGGAGAATCTGAGTATTCCCATACTGTTCGTCTAGCGGTCAGGACTCCGGCGCTGAGCCGACAACATGGGTTCGAATCCCATACAGTAGCCGAGAAGATTTGTACTGCTTTTCTTGATAAATAAAAGAAAAGCAGCACAATGGCTAGAAAACAACACAAGTTTCACTACATCTATAAGACGACTTGTACTGTAACTGGAAGATACTACGTGGGAATGCATTCAACTTCAAATTTGGATGACGACTACATAGGAAGTGGAAAGAGGCTTTGGTACTCTATCAATAAACATGGAAGAGAAAATCATGAAAGAGAAATTCTTGAAATGTTACCGGATAGAAGTTCTTTGAAAGCAAGAGAAAGAGAATTAGTTAATGAATCATTGATTCAAGACGAAATGTGTATGAATTTGATGAAAGGTGGTCACGGTGGATCTCAGAAACTTGAAACTCAAGAAAAATGGAGAAAAGCTGGTAATTTAACAGTAAAGAAAAGATTTTTAGAAGATGACGATTTTAGAAAAGGTTGGTCTATAAGAGCAAAAGAAAATTGGAAAAAAAGATCGTATAGAGAAAAAATGAAAATTTCTCATAAAGGATTTTTAGGAAAAACACACACTGAAGAGTTTAAAAAAATGATAGGATTGGTAAATTCGAAAAAACAAATTGGTGAAAAAAATTCTCAATACGGCACACACTGGATAACAAACGGAGAAAAAAATTTAAAAATAAAAAAAGGAGATAAAATACCCAAGGGTTGGAAAATGGGTAGAAAAATTTTTTAAACTGAAGCGGTTGAAAGAGTTACTTCAATATTTGACTGTTAATCAAAACCAATTGTAAAAAACACTCTTTCTGTTATACTCAGTTTTTCATTGCCCTTTAGCTCAGTTGGAAGAGCATCTGTGTTACATACAGAGGGTCACCCGTTCGAACCGGGTAGGGCAACAGAGAAGAAGCCGGACGCAGTAACGGACGAATAGCTATCTCACATAACTTCCGCCCATAAAGAAAATGATGGCAGAGGGGTTCAGCTTTCGGTGACGTCGACCCACCATCCCTGAACATGGAAGTTATACAGTCTCATAGCTCAGTTGGAAGAGCGCTTCTGTGACATGGAAGAGGCCACCAGTTCGAACCTGGTTGAGACTACGATCAATTGCAATTATCCTTAACGGGTTCGAGTCCCGACTTTCCGGAGTCATGCCCGGATTGGATGAAGGGAGGGTTCTCTTAAATCTTTTCGTAGCTCAGTTGGTTAGAGCGTATGACTGATACTCATGAGGTCGGTGGTTCGACTCCACCCGAAAAGACTATGGATAGGAAAAAACTGAAGTTCGAAGATCTCAAAGTCGGTATGAAAGTAGCTGATGAGGATCCTGAATTTTCGATCGGAACAGTTGTTGAATGTGACGACATTCATAATGTTCTAGTTGAGTACGAAAACGGTGGAAGTGGATTGTACTGTTTGAAAGATGATTGCTTTGAGGAGCTTGAGCATGTGATACAGGGAGAGATCATCAAGCACAGAATTCTTCACACCGACGTTCTGTATTCAGCAAGCTAACATCCGATTAGTAGAATGGTGAACACTTCAGGTAGCTAAACGGTGAAAGCACTTGGCTTATACCCAAGCGATGTGTGAGTTCGAGCCTCACCCTGAAGACAAACAGCATATAGGCGGATAGTAGAATGGTGAGCACGCTGCACTGATACTGCAGTAATTCGGGTTCGAGTCCCGATTCGCCTACAATCAGCACAAAACATCAGTTCGAACAGATATATAGAAAAATCTGTTTAAAACATGAACTGTGAAAATTGTAAAAGACAACATAAAGGAAACTACGGATCTGGTAGATTTTGTTCATCTAAATGCGCAAGAGGATTTAGCACAAAGAATAAAAGAAATGAAATAAATCTCAAAGTATCTGTAAAGAGAAGAAAAACACCAAGAGAAAAAGAATGTCAAAGTTGTGGTAAAATTTATTCTCCAAGAAGAGGAGATCAGGCTTCGTGTTCCGTTAAGTGTGCATCCAAACTTAGATCTAAAAGTTCTGAATATAGACAAAAAATGTCTATATTAATGACTAATAGAATTCTAAGAGGAGATCATACAAAATTTTTGAAAAGTATAAAATGTGAATATGTATTTAAAGAAGAGAAAATAAAATGCGACTCTAAAGTGGAATATTCTTGTTTAAATTATTTTGAGACTAATTTCAAGATAAAATCAATGAAAAGATGTAACTTTTATCTTGAATTTCAACATGAAGGCGTTAAAAGAAGATATGTTCCAGATTTTATCATAGAAACGGAAAATGAAAAATTCATAATAGAATGTAAAACTGAGATAGGAAAAAATAAAGATGTCTCTAGGAAATGGTCTTATTACTATGATACTATTGAAGAAAAGAAAAAAGCATTAGAGAAATTTTGTGAAAAAGAAGGATTCAAAAGTTTTTTTTATACGAAAAATTTGAATTCAGCTTTTTATTATTCTTTGAAATTTTAAAGGGAGTTCGATTCTCCCCGTGACAACACAATTGGGATTGCTACGGCTGTGGGAAGCCGGCCTCCAGAAACAAGGAGGTGCTCAAAAGGCTAAGAGAAGCTGGAGCTAACCAGCTTGTGATATTTTATCACGTTCGATTCCTCACAGTCCCACAATAATTTTTTTGTTTACGAAAAAGTTGTTATTTTAGCAATCTAAAAACTTAAAGAAAATGACTCTAAAACAAACGATTCAGAACGATTTTGTTTCCGCTATGAACGCAAAAGACTCAGTTGCTAAAAGTGCACTGAGCGGTCTTAAATCAAAGATCACAGAAGCGGAAAAGGCTAAGTCAAACACAGATCTAACTGATTCCGAAGTTATCAAAGTCATTACAGCTGCTATCAAGCAACGTAAGCAATCATACGAAGAATTCGTTAAGGGAAGTCGTTTGGATTTGGCCGAAAAGGAACAGGGAGAAATTACGGTCCTTGAAAGGTACATGCCAAAGCAGATGACAGAAGGTGAGATCGCAGCAGAAGCTGCTACTATCATGGCTGAACTTGGACCGATTGAAAACAAACAGAGACTGATCGGTCAGACTATCGGAATGTTCAATAAAAAGTTCACCGGAAGAGCAGACGGATCAGTTGTAAAATCGGTAGTCGAATCGTTAGCCACGATTTAGCTCCATTAACAACTATATGAAATCTTACAACACAATTGAGTATTACGGCGATCATTGGGGATTGCCAATATACGCTTTCGATAAACTTGACGGTTCGAATCTCAGGTTCGAATGGTCGAAAAAACGCGGCTTCTATAAATCGGGTAGCCGAAACGTCATGATAGACGAAAAACATGAACAGTTTGGAAAGGGAGTTCGGATTTTCAAGGAGAAGTACGAAGAACATCTGAGCAAAGTTTTCAGCTCAAAGAAATACAGAGATGTTCTATCGTTTGTCTGCTATGCAGAATTTCTCGGAAAGAAATCGTCCTTTGGACAGCATGAATTTGATTCAGATGTGTTCGATGTAGTACTTTTCGATATAGATAGGTACAAGAAAGGATTCATTCATCCAAGGGATTTTGTAGATGATTTTGGACACACTGGTATTCCACGCTTGGTTTACACAGGAAATCTGACCAAAGAATTCGTTCAGAGAGTAAAGAATAATGAATTCGATCTATCAGAAGGTGTTATATGCAAGGGTAAAGTTGAAACAAAGAAAGGTAGAGATACACTTTACTACTGCAAGATAAAAACAGACGATTGGTTCGAACGTCTCAGAGCTAAAGGTGATCAAAAACTTTTAACAGAAGAGCTAGCTCAAGCTAATAAGAAAAGATGAAACTGAGAAACGTATACTTAGCTATAATGGATCAGATGCCACTGAGGAGGTTCATCAGAAACCTTCTCAATGG